ATTGCCTGAAGAATATAAAGGTCTAATAAAGAAGAAAGGAACAATCGTACAGTGGACACCAGACCCAACAATCTTTACTGATTCTACAGATCTAGATTTACCAAGATTAAAGAGAGAATTGAAGGACATTCAGTATCTTTGTCCTGGATTACACATCTACTTGAAAATAGATGACCACGAAACCATTGAATACTACTCTGAAAAGGGTCTAGAAGAATTGGTATCAAAGAACGAGAATGATTCTATATTCACATTCAGTGATGAATTTACTGATGTAGCTGTAAATTTTGGTAAAGAAGATGGATATACATTCAGGAGCTTCGTGAATGTGTGCTATACCAATTTGGGTGGAACACATTTGAATGGATTGAAGAAGACAATCTGCAACATTGTTAAGGAGAATTCCAAGAAGAAGATTCTCAACGATGACATTCTAGAAGGAGTAATTGGTGCTATCCATCATAGAATGGCGGATCCACAATACCAAGGACAAACCAAGAACGAATTGACCAATACTCCTGTTGAGAAGGAAATCATTGAGAAGTTGACACCACCAATGGAGAAATTCTTCCGTAGAAACAAGGATGTCTTGAATCGCATTGTAACTTATGCTGAAAAGATGTTTGAGCAGAAAGAGAAGATGAAAGCATCAAAGGATTTGTTGAAAGGATTGAAGACACTAAATGCAAGTAGCAAGTATATTAGTGACAAGTTCCTTGATGCTGATAGAAGAAAGCATAAGAATCCAAAGGATTTGGAAATGTTCATTGTGGAAGGTGATTCTGCAGGTGGTCACTTCTCTAGGGCAAGAGAATCATTCCAAGGCGAATTGAAGATTAGAGGTAAAATCATCAATGCTGCTAAAGCAACACCAGAAGAATTGTTTGGAAAAGCAACAAAGAAGGGTGAAGCAAAATGTGAAGGCAATAGAGAGATTAAGGACTTGGTGGCTGCATTGGGATGTGGAATACAAGACGATTATGACGAATCCAAATTGAGATTTGGTAAGGTAATTCTCTGTACAGATTCTGATACGGATGGCCGGACATATCTCTAATTTGTTGACAGCATTCTTTGTAAATTACATGCCTGACTTAATCAAGAATGGCCACTTGTATATAATTGATGCACCTTTGTTTGTTGGAACTAGTTCAAAGAACAAAGCATATGGAATGACTAGAAAAGAAATTGATAACAAAATGAAGGAACAGAAATGTTCAGATTATACAATTTCACGCTTAAAACGGCTGGGGGGAGTGTGATGCCGGCCAATTGTCTGAACTTTGTCTTAGCCCCAAAACAAGAAAACTAATCCAATTGAAATGGACTGATGTTACTGAGAAAGCATGTGAAAATGTAATGGGTGAAGATACTGCATTTAGAAAAGAACTGCTGGGAATTAACAAATAAGAAGTTCCAAAATTAAAAATATATTAAAAGACTTAGATACAAAAATCTGGGTCTTTTTTCTATTTTAATTATTCTATGAGATACCCAAAAGAAATAGAATATGTTAAGGCATATTTAAAATCTAATTTCTGTTTTGATTATTTTGATGTAAAAAGGTATCGTTCATATATTTCATTATATGAATTGGAAATAATTGAACAAGAACAATATGATGTTGTTGATTGTAATCTGTATTATAGTTTAGTCTATATCATTAAAGATCACATGTTGCCTAAGCAAACAACTGTAAAAATTACAACCAGATATGATTATACGAATTTAGATGAAATGTTAGACTTGTTTAACAAAATCAATAAATTATGGAAATGTGTTAAAGAAGCAGAAAGTCCATTATTACAAGAGAAAGAATTTAACAGAATGTTAAAGATTATTAACATTGATTCTGACTTTTGTTAATAAAAATTTACATAAGTTCTCAATTATCATATTGACAGTTTATACCAAATTTTCTATATTGATAGAAAACGAGAGGTATAAAATGAATTCATACAATATTTTGAAGTGCGATAAATTGTTCCGAAAGACCACACAGAAATTTCTCGGTGAACAATCCAGATTCCAACAGGAACGAACATTTTGGTCATTGGTATGTGAAGTTCTTGCAGGACATCCTGAAGGATTGACAAAAAACGAAATCATTGAAAAGATTGGTTATTGTTCTAGTCAGTCACAGGTATGGCAATCGTTGAAAGAGAATGGTTATATAGAGAGAATCCCACACAGTTGGAAAATGAGACTTACACAACGTGGATTGTGCCACATTACAGATGTGTTCAAGGAGAATGGTCTTGAACTTGATACATCAATAGACCATAACAAACGCAGTTTATTTTGGGAACAGCGTACTCAGGGAAAAATGAAAACTATCAACAGTATGTTCTAGTTATGATTTGTAATGGCGACGTCATAAACGAATTGAAAAAATATGTGGCTTTCTTCAATGAGAAATCAATCTCAGACGGGAAAACAAATGTACGGTCTTGGACTTATGGTTGGGATGAATGTGAAATTTTGTGTGGAAAGACTGTTGTAGAAATCTACTATGATTATATCCATATGACTTCAAGTGGAAAAATCTATGACTATTCTGCATTGCTAGACATGAAGATCAATACAGAAAACTATAAAGACATAATGAATAGTGTTGTGATTCCTTCCTATGATTTTAACAAACTGACCACATCGCAAATGAAGACCATTTTGGAGAACAATGCCAAAGCAGCAAATTTATCAAGTAAATTGAATGACCAAGCAGAAAAATACAAGAATCTAGAGGACATGTTTTGATGAAATTGAATACAGATAAAATAGAAGAGATTTGTAAAAAATATGGCTATTATTACATTAAAAACAAAAATGGAGAATCTATTGATTGGACATATCCTGGTATTAATGCTAATGATTATGCTTTGAGATGCGATATTTTTGGTGCAATATATTGTGCTGTAGATGTTAGAGATACAACGGATGGATTTAATGCTGGATGGGCAACTTCTAGAATTGGTTTTTTCAACGAAGAAAGGATGTATTCTTACAAAAAAATTGAAGAACGATTGAAATTCCTAAAGAAAAGAATTATTGAACTTCAACGAAAAATGAAACTAGAAAATATAGAGAAGGATTTTTGATTTATGAAGAAACTAATTGATAGATTGGCAAAAGAATTTGGCTTGACTGTTACTGTAGAACATTATCGCCAAGATAAAAAATATGTTTTCATAAACAATTGTAACGGTAGTCTAATGAATGATGCTCCAATCTGGAATTTTAAAACAAAGGAAAATTATGTAAATGTAGCTTATGATGTATCTGCGACTAGCGATGATAAATTTGCTTTTAATAGTATAGTTTATTTTGATAATTATGAAAAAGCAAAAAAGCAATTAACAAAGATTTTGAATAAAATTAAAGAACTTAAATTTAAGAAGAAAATTGAACTGATTGAAAAGGATTTTTGATTTATGCTGAATTACGAATCATTTAAAAAGCGCGGATGGCCGAAAGATAAATTTGATAAACTATATTCATTGAGTTGTTTTTGTAATGACGATATGTACTTTTGGAAGCCTGATTTATTTAACAATATGGAATTTGGATTAACAGATTCTTTAAGAACAGAAATTGAACACAAAATATATAGCGAAAAGTTCTTCAACGAAATTATGGAAAAACTAGAAACACAGTTGATTCTACCATACAAGAAAATTTTATTTGAGCGAAAACTTTCTAGAATAAAGAAGGATTTTTAGAATGTTCACTTACGATTATAATAAAAATAGAGGATGGACTAATGAGTTGATTAATAAAATCAATGCTCATCCAATGATTTCAAAGGATAAAGTTAGTTTTTATGACCAACATAAGTATGATGTCCTTATAGTATATTGTAATGAAAATTGTGATTTAGAATTACACAATTTAATGAAATCTATAATATCAAAATTTTGGTATGAACATGTAACAGAAAAACTATTGGAAAACATATTTAATGGACTAGATAAATTGGAATTTAAATATAAGCAAATTATGTTAAACAAAAAATTGGATGCTATAGAAAAAGATTTTTAAAACATAAGATCAAAAAATTAAAAGTCCCATTCATTATGGGATTTTTTGTTATATTTGGATTTGGTATAAATAGATACCAACGATTTTAATAAAGGTAAATGACGAACATGAAGAAGAAAAGCAACATTGACGATTTTTTTGAAAATGAATCTACAGAAAAGACCATAGACACAGACCAGATGCTCCATAACAACATGGAAGTCTATGGATTGGATGTTCTAGAAGACAGAGCCTTGGCAGATTATCGTGATGGATTGAAACCTGCCCAAAGAAGATTGATGTGGACAGCTAAAGAATTGAAAGCTACTTGGGAAAATAAGACAGTAAAATCAGCTAGAATTACTGGTGACTGCATGGGTAAGTATCACCCACACTCTAGTTCTTATCGGTTCTTTAGTAACTTTAGCAACTAGTGAATACCCTCTAATACATGGTCAAGGCAACTGGGGTGATTTGCAGAATGGGCCTGCTGCTGACAGATATACAGAAGCAAAGATTTCCCAATTGGGTATGAAGATGCTTGAATGTATGGATGTGGCTGACTATATTCCAAATTATACTGGAGAATTCAAAGAGCCAATCGTCCTTACAACACGTCTACCAAATTTTTTCATCAACGAATGTGCTGGAATTGCAGTTGGATTGAGTTGTAACATACCTGCCCATAACTTGAAAGAAGTAGTGGAAGCATTGAAGGTAGTAGTAAAGAAAGGAGAAGCAACTAAGGTCAAGGACATCATGAAGTTCTTGAAGGGACCTGACTACAAGTATGGTGGAAAGATAATCTCTACACCAGAAGAAATTGAACAGCTCTACAAGAAAGGTGAAGGTGCAATCAAGTACGATTGTGATTACACATTAGTCCGCGACAAGAAGAATGTGCTATTGACCATTACTGGTTATTGTCCTGGTTTTTCTCCTTCTTCATTCATCAACAAGATGATTAGTCTAATTGATGATGGTGTTGTATTGTATGTGAATGATTCTTCTACCAAGGACGAACCTTGTAAACTAGAAGTCACATTGAAGAATGAAGCTGACTTTGAATCCAAGATCCACAAGCACATGATTAAGAGTGTTAGTTATCGTTACTATGCCATTGAGAGAAACAAGTCAAAGGATATAACGAAGGATGTAGATACCAAAGTAATTATGCCCAATATGGTTGACTTGATGAACATGTGGGTAGACTGGAGAAAAGAAGTAGAAACAAAAATGTGCGAGGCAGAAAAGAAGATCTATGAAGACAAGAAACAGAAATCAAATTGGCGACTGATTGCTTCACAGAATCTCAAAATAGTCATTAAGGGATTGGAAGAAAAAGATCCAGTCAAGTACATTGCGGAGAATATGCCTGGATTAAAGGGTAAACCATTTGCTATGGAAGCATCAAGGTATATTTGTGACCAAAGAGTAATTAGTCTACAAAAGACTGACCAAGACAAAATCAAGAAGGACATTCTAGATTATACAAGTCACATTAAGGATCTTGATAATGACATTGCCCATATTGACAATGTTGTAATTAGGGAATTGGATAAACTCAAACCTTTCTATCGTGACAGAATGTTGAAGGTATAATGAACAAATTTATAAATTCATTGGATATAAGTATAGAAGATCCTTATTATGGTGGAGAAATTCTACCAGACTATATACCTTATACTGATGAAGCAACAAAGTTTTGGAATAATCCAACTTGTTGTATAATACCATTTGAATTGAACTTATATAGATATAAAAGCGATAATGATGTAGGTTATACATTTTCTACAAAACCATGTGCATGTTATAATGTTTTATCTGATGAATATAAAATAAAATCAACTGATATAACTGATATAATTAAATCAGAAAAATTAAAAGATATAAAAGAAAAAATAATTAAAGGTGATTATTCTTTATGTGAAAAATGCCCTCAATATAAATCTAATAGAGATAATTTAACTACTTTTCATACTGGATATAGTTTATATAATGAATATGGCTATTATGGTAGAAAAATATATGAAGGGTATTTAAATAAACAATATAATAGTGTGATGGATAATCCACTAATTTTAAATTTATCGCTAGATTCAAAATGTAATCTATTGTGCCCTACTTGTAGAGATAAAGATTATGATTCTTATATAAATCAATTGACAGATAAAGACTTTAATGATATAATTGAACTTATTAAAAAAAGTTATATAATAAGTGTAGGTTGTGATGGAGAAACATTCTTGAATAAATCTTATATGGATATATTGAAACAGGATTTATTTGAAGTAGGAAGTAAACTTAATAAAATCATAATTTATACAAATGGTGTTCTAGCAAATAATATAAACTTCAGTAAAATACATCCAAACAATATACAACACATAAAAGAAATAAAAATAAGTGTTGATGCTGCTACAGAAAATACTTACAATGTTGTTCGTCCTGGTGGTAGATGGAATACATTACTTAAAAATGTCAATTATTTGGCTTTGCATCCACAAAGAACTTGGGATTTACATTCTACCTTCACGATTAGTAAATACAATTATAAAGATATACCTGATTTTATAGATTTTTCATTTGATCTTGGTTTTAATAGTGTATTATTCAGTTTTGCTAGACCATTGTTTCATAAAGATTATACCAATAGTGAATATAAATCTGATTTTATAATTGAAGGAAAGCATAAAGAAGATATAACATCTTATATAAAGAATATAATTGAAAAATATAATGGAAAAGATGGTAGATTTGTTGGAATAGTTTAATTATGTTTAAAGTATTACAAGGATTTGAAATACAAAAACTATATAAAAAAACAGGTAAGAGAAAATATAGAATAAATCTTATACCTGATTCTTTTTTCATAGAAAAAAATGTAAACTATCAAAAATTATATAAAGAACTTACTATAAAAATGAAAGAATCAATAATAAAATTAGGTAATACAGAAATAAAAACAAGTGATTATTACCAATTAGAAGAAAGAAGAAAGAATTTAATCAGAGATGAATGTTTTGATTTGAAATGGCAGCTTGAACATTACAACAATGACATAATTTTGAAACGATTTTATCAGATAGAGGTAGATGATGAAGACTGTAGTGACAATGACTTGTTGGCCTAAAAGAATAAATCAATTACCTATATTTTTGGAAAAATTTTTCTCTACACAAACAGTAAAACCTGATTTGTTCTACATTTGGCTTTCTACAGAAGAATTTCCAGATCATAAAATACCAGATGAATTAGTAAAGCAAATTGAATTAAATAATATAATACTTAAATGGATTGACAAAAATGAATACTGCCATAAAAGATGGAAAGTATATCCTGACCATTATGAAGATGTTGTAATTTCACTTGATGAAGATAGAATATATCCTTATGATTTAATTGAATATGCTAATACAGTAAATACAATAACAAATCTATACATTCCACAAACAAAAGAATACCATAAAGCATATTTACCCTCATTTTGTGGTCAATGCATAATACCACCAAATACATTCCCATTGGAAACATATAATGAACAATATGTAAAAGATAGGTTATTGTTATCTCCAAAATGTGACGAATGCTGGATAAATACCTTTTTACTTAAAAATAATACAAAAATCTCAATAGACTTATCTTTAATAAATCCTTGTGAATATGATTATGCTTGTAATATAGATGAAACAGCATTACATAAGAATTTTAATGATAAAGCAAATATGATGTATAATACAGCTAACTATATGAGATTGAAATACGGATTTAATATAGATATGAATAAAGTACTTGAATGTTGTAATTATATCTTAACTTGCTATTCAAAATCATAAATAATGTATGAGTAATTGGACTGAAAATAATCCAGATAAAAGAACCAAACCTGTGTATGACCCTTCTACACATGGATTCCATAAAGGTTGGATAGAAGGACATCCAAGTGGTGGCTATCCATATAACTATTTCTTCAGTGATACATTGCGTAGCATTGTAATCGGATTTGGCAACTTCTTCAGTAACTTGTGTGTAATCCGTTATGATGAGAAGGGTGAACCAATAAAACAAATTCAAGTCCCATTGAAATATGGCCCTAGAATGAAGTCCCATGATTTTCGTGTTGAACAGGAATCAGGAAAGAAGTATTATATTCAACTTCCAAACTTAACATACAGGATAGATGGAATTTCATTTGCTGGCGAAAGGTATTCTGGTGCAGGAGAAACGAGAGGCTTCTATTCTGACTATTTTGAAGTAAATGGTGTAGATTACATAATGGCAAACAAGTTCTGGGCAGATGTACACCCAGTTCCATACAACATTACAATCTCAATGGAAGCCAAGACAGAACATATATCTGATGCCAATCAAATCATGGAACAGGTATTGGTGAGATTTGCACCTGAAGCATATTTTGACTTGAAGGAATTCTGGTTCATAAACAAGAGACGTTCAATCAAGATGAAGTGTGATAGCACATCCCAGGAAATTACTACTGACTTTGGTGAAGAAGACAAGAGAGAGATTACGGTTTCATTCTCATTCACGATTGAAGCATGGTTGTACAAACCAATTGAAGATAGTTACATAATTGACCAGATCATTACCAAGTTGGCAGTCAACAATCAAGATAGTTACTGGAAGGAAAACATTGTTGGCAACTATACAGGGAACTTCAAGGAAAGGCATGATTTTGAGTACATGTTTGGTACAAAGATTGGAAGGGTGTCTGCTTTGTTGCCTAGCGAAAATCAACCAGAACAGAAACTGGGTGAGAACTATATCGTGCAGGATTACGAGTACGAAGAACTACCAGACATCACCAATTATCCAGTTGGCTCAATGCAGTTGAAGTCAACGAGTTCATATTTTGACGAAAATTCTACATTATGGTCTGGGTATTGTCAGTACTTGTCAACTCTTAGCGGCACAGCCCCAGTAAGTTGGATAGATAAAACCTATGGTGAAACCAATAGAAACCCAGCCACATTACAGTACTGGCAAGTGACTGCATTTGCTAGTGGTTATGACCCACAAGTCCCTACTTCTTTGAAACCAAATATGTCTGGTGACCAGATTTATCAGATTTTCAACAATAAGAATTATGTAATTCAACCAGCCACAGATGGCTTGTCCGCAAAATATGGTGCGACTATCATAAATGACAATAAGAACCTATTTGGTTTTGGTCAATTTAATTCTGACTTGAAATTTGGTACAAAAGATGCCGAGTTGAATGGTGAACTTGTGAAAGATGCACCTTGGGTATCAGAAATTACAACAAATAAAACGGAAATGATATAAATACTATACAAATGGAGTTTTGAATCATGGAAAACAGACAATCGCAATTCATTGAAAAAATTACTAAAATCTTTACCAACACAGGATTCGGTGTTGAAAAGTTTGATGAAGGAACCTTTGATGTAATTGACAGGTCCATAATTGGTAAAGTAAAGATTGGTTCAATTAAGACATTGGATAATGGCGACATCTCAATCAAGTTGGGTGGAGATACAAAGAAGCGTGGTAAATTCCATCAGTTGATGAAGACCACTTCGTTCAAAGCCAAGCCAACATACAATGTTGCTACTGTAGCCAAGATCGTTAAAGGTATGCTTGACGATTACAAGAAGGCAAAGAAGGAAGTTTACAAAGAATCTTATCAGCAATATACTGTTCCTACTGAAATCACTAGGGATGGTCTAGAAAATGCCATAGATTCCTATTTGACCAAGGTGGCCTTGTTGAAGGAAAAACATTCTGATGTAGAAGAAAACTATGCAGATCTATTGACCTTCGTTGCTGACAAGTTGTCTTTGACAGAAGATGCTTGTGAGGCCAAATTTGGTGATGTTCTTGACTTGACATTGAACTATGACGAAACGAGATTCAACAAAGCAATGGATTTGCTATTTGAAGAAACAGAATTGAAATCTGACTTTAAGAAGTTTCTTCAAGAGAATAAGGAAGTTGACTTGATGGTTGAAATCAAGAATGACAGGGCTTTGAAGGCACTAAGGAATACTGACTACTACAAGAATTTGGATGAAGATGACAAATATCGTAAGTTGTGGAAATACATTGTAGGCACACATGGTTCAAAGTTTTCAATGAGCGAAGACTTGGAAGATATTTGTAGAACCTTGGCTCATGAAGATGACGAAAATTTTTAATTAAGGAGAAAACAATGGATTTTAAGAATTATTATCACAACAAGTTGAACGAAGAAGGTGTAACAATGGATGGATTGGATGCTGATGCTCCTCGTCCACAAACTGTTCCTGCTCCTGCCCAGACTGGTTCTGCAGGAATGTTCATGTCCTATGTAGCTGGTAAGTCAATGAAGGAAGGACTTAGCAAGTTGGGTGTTGACATTGGTAAAAGTATTGTGGAATATGCCACAAAGCAGTTGGTACAACCCACTGACTTCAAATCTGAAGATGATTATTTGAAGTACTGTAAGGACATTCGTGATGGTGTAGAGGAAAAATACAACAAGACATTGGTTGATCTTCTCACACAAGTTGGGATCTTCATTGACAACAAAGTACATACCCAATCTACTAAGTAAGTTCAATTATGAAATAAAATTTATGGAAAGTCCCCTATATAATGGGGATTTTTCTATTTTTGGTATGATTATGGAAAGAAGTGAAATAATTAACAAATATATAAGCAAATATAATTTATCTTCATATCTTGAAATTGGAACTAGGAATAAAGAACATAATTTTAATTTAATTAAATGTAGAGAAAAATTGTGTATTGACCCAGATCCAAATGCTGTAGCTGATTTAGTGATTACATCTGATGAATTTTTCAAGATAAACAATAAGAAATTTGATTTTATATTTGTTGATGGCCTTCATGAAGCCCACCAAGTCTATAGAGATATAAAGAATGGACTTAAAGTATTGAATCCAGGTGGAATCATAATGTGCCATGATTGTAATCCTCAAAAAATAGAAGAAAATAAAGACTTTGAAGAATATGAAGGAACAGAAATTTGGAACGGTGATTGCTGGAAAGCATTTGTAAAATATAGGTATGAAAGTAAATACAAATGTTATGTATTGAATCATGATTCTGGATGTGGTATAATAGACACTAATATACCTACAGAATTAACAGAAGAAATTGTATTCCATATAAATGAAATGTGTTTTCCCATGTTGAATGAATATAGAAATAAGTGGCTCAATTTAACCGATGATTTTTTATTTGAATCATAAATATAATAATGAGAATGAATAAGAAGATTAAAACGATATATTGTGACTTGGACGGTGTATTGACCGATTTTCGTGGTGCTTGCCAGGAAATTGATGCCATTGAGCATTACAAAGTAGATTGGGAAAAAGTCCATGCAGCAGGAATAGACTTTTGGGCTAATATGCCTTGGACTAAAGAAGGCGAAAGATTCTATAAATGGCTTGAAAAGTTCTGTGACGAAGAAGGAATTGACCTTTGTATTCTATCTCAAGTAAACTATAGCGATGGTGTAAATGGTAAGATTGAATGGCTAATGGCAAATACAAAGATCCCAAACAAGAACATCTATATCGTTAAGAATGGAAAGTCAAAAGCTAAGTTCGCCAATGATTCTAGTCTTTTGATAGACGATTTTGGCAAGAATATAGAATCATTCGTATTGGCTGGTGGTTTGGGTATAAAGTTTGAAAGTCCAGGCCAATGTAGACAAGCAATCTTTGAATTGTTAGGTTAATTTTTTTCATAATAACTTTAACTGCTTTCTCATAATGGAAAGCAGTTTTTCTTGTTATAAATATATTTGAGGTTTTATAATGGAAGAAGAAAATACCGCAACAAGTGCTCACTTAGATTCATTCATGCATGTGTATGACAATGGAACAACAGCTAGATTATACGTCTCTCCTTGGGATAGGAATACTGTTGCTGATGGCTATTGGCAGACAGTCAATACCATTCAACCATTGATTAACAGAGATGTCTATTTGGCAGACTGTATAGACAAGTTGGCAGAGAAATATACTGTTTATACTGAAGGCGAAGGAATTAAGATTACAGAAAATAAAGAGCCAAAAGGAACATATAGCATTGGATTGTCTCCTGACTATTACAAGAAAGTTCCAAAATATGAGTTCAATACAGATCATTTTGTGGTTGAAACTAATCCAGACACGAATGAAACAAAAATTGGATTAAAATTGGATCCTAATAGCGGTGTTGGTTACATTTCTGCAGATAAAAATGGTATATTTGCTAATTTGGATGATATGATGTATGATACTTCTGCAGTAACAAGTCATTCTGCATATTCTGCTAATTATGTTTCTGCTTGGACTTATACTTATAATACAGCATCATTTGATGTTGAATATGTTTCTACATTACCTTACAATCTTGAACACAAGTTATACATTATAGGTTAATTAAAAATGGATGCTAAAGCCAAATACCATTTATACGAGACTGCACATTCTGGAATAATACCAGGACAAACAGTGAATCTAGTACCAAAAACATGGACTACTAGAACAGTTACAGATGGTGTATGGATGACCAGTGCAACATTGTCTGCATTAGATTTTCGTGATTATTTCCTAGCCAACATGATTGATGCTGTTAATGAAGACAAGAAAAATCATTATGTTGGTAAAGATGGTATAGTAATTGACCACGAAAAAAGAACTATCTCTTATGACCCAATTGATGGTAAATATGTATTTGACAATAATTCTGCAATGTGGTGTGAGCCAAATAGCAAATTTGTCTATACGAAACTTAATGAAAATACTAATAACAAAATTAAACTTAAAAATGGTTATATTAACTATGATTTGACAGCGGCAAACAGAGATATAACGGCTACAACAACAATTATACCTACAACTATAACTGGTTTAATAACTGCTGGTTCACAAAGTATATCTGAATTTCCTACTGGTGCCAATGTAGTATTTGTAAATCTTAATGATTATACATTAAAAAAAGACCACACAACAATTGATGGTGGTGTTTGGATAGATAAAGATCCTGGATGTGCTTGGAATTCTGCAACACATCAAAAAGATTATTGGGAAGCTTCTACAGGAACACCACCAGAACCAATAGAACATCCAGATATTACATATTCCAGTGTATTTGACCCTTCAGATCCAACAAAATATACAGGTGGATTAACAGGTGGAAAAAATTATATTACAGACAATGTAAATATGGTACCTAGTGAAGTATTATTCATTTATTAATAAGGTTTAATATGAGTTATTATTATAAAGATAAAAATGGTGTAGTTCATACTGATGAAGAGAATTCTTTTGAAACAGCATTTAGATTATATAATAGTACAGTACCATTTAATAATAATTTAAATAATTGTGCTAGCTGGACACAAGGAATGTATCATTCTATTTTTAGTGGAACTGATTATTGTGGTAATCCTTACCAAGATTATGATGGTGATTCACCAACATATTTTTATAAGTTTAATGACCAACAAATATTACCATTTATAGGAATTAAAGATGGTTCTACAAAAGTATATGAATCTTTATATTGTTTAACAACAGGTGGTTTTAAACCTTTTGTAGGACATTTTAGTACAACTGATTATGGTTATCCATTATGGATTTTGAATGGTTTATATATTAGTAATTATAAACAATATTATATTGATTTATATGAATTGGAATCAAATCCAAATGCAAATAATCCATCAGTATATTTTCAACAAAGACATAGTTATGGTAAATTTTTTGAAGTTTATAAAGATAGAACACCTGTAATTAATTATGTAGATAGAGATAAAGGAAATTTATTGAATTTTTGTTATTCTGGTATTCAACCAGATGGATATGGTGAGTTTGGTTTATTAAAATCCAATTGTTATTGGAATGGTAAATGGGGTCCTTATTATTATGAAGGTGAAGGTGCTGATGAAGATAAATTTATAAGAGCAAATCAATCTCATATAACATCAACTGGTTCAATTTATAATTTTAATACAAATTTATCTTTGTCAAATGGTTCTGAACCATCTTATATGAATGTATATAAAAAAATCAATTTTTCGGCTATAAGGAACTTTAATGATGATAAATTTGGTATGGTAGACCGCAATGCATTTTTATATTTTCCTGAAGGTGCACCAGAACCAGTACAAATTACTACTAATTATTTTAAATATTATACACTTAATGTTAATGATATAAAACAAAATTACAAAAAATTAAAATTGAAATATTTTTATTCTATTTTATTTGATGGTAAATATACTCAAATATCTGGAACAGAAGCAACCGCACCAAATCAATATTCATCTTCTATAACTGGACATAAAATAGATAAGTCAGAAATAGAAAAATCAAAAATAGATGATAAAACAAAGGGGGCGATATTTTCATTCAATTATTGTTTATCTACGGCAAGTTTATGGCCTATAAATGAATTAACTGAAAACAGTGAACCTGTATTTACATTACATGAAAATTTAGAAACTTCATTGATTACTAATAAAGATGGTGAAAATGAAAATGTAGTTGGTAGTAATGCTATAGAAGATTATAAAATGTATGAAATTGGATATAGAAATCCAAATAATATAGTAGATTCATTTGACCCATCACAAGGTGAAAAACATGTTTTTGATAATTTGTATATAACAAAAATGAATGATTTAGCAGGTGAAGGTAGTTTATCAAGTATAGGCGAAATTAATGGTGTACGTATATTAATTAAGCCAGGATCTTATGTTAAAGGGTCATGGAATTCTACGACATATTATAGTCAAGGCGATTTGGTAGTTGCCGTCAATGGATATATATGTAAAGAACCTAATATTGGTAAAGATCCAAATTCTAATCCAGATTATTGGTTTAAAACACCTGCTTATCCACATCTTGTATCTTCAGGAGAAGTATTAGGTAAATATAATATACCACCAGTAACAGGATTAGTACCGGCACAAATTACAAATTTAAAATCATATATTATAGAGCATAACTATAATAATCCATTTATAATTTTTTATGGCACAGATAATGACAATTGTTTTATAGAAAGAACAGAATCAAATCCAAATAAACCAGATATTTATGGTAATTTTTATAATGCAACAAATTGTTTTCAAGGAGTAGATTGTTATAGTGGATATTTTAATTCAGTTCCGTATAATGATCACTTGGATGATTTTGATCCTAATAAAAAATATAAAAAAGGAGATAAATTTAAAACACCATTTGCATGTTATAAAACCAATGTAAATATTGTTAAAGATGGTACTAGAGAAGTAAATACTACTTTAAATATAAAAGGAGGAGCATATAACATATACAATGCATCAGGTTTAGAACATTTAAGAAATTATAAAAGTACTAATTTAATTGGATCTGCTGAATATACAATAGATTTAACAAATGTAGAAGAAGATTATATTCATATAGCATATCCAGCAACAATTCTATTTAACCAAGAATTATTCCCTGAAGAAAAGTGTCATGTTTATGTCACTGACCTCAAAATGACCTATGAAGGGGTAGAATAGAACCAAATATCTAATTTAACCATAATACCCTATTCCACCAAGAATAGAGTATCTTTTTAAGATCAAAAAAGTCATAAATAGTATGATGTATTATTTTTATGTGAAGTGAGTGAGTTTATTATTAAAGTTTAACATTTATAGGAGTATAAACATATGGCAAAATACACATATCCTGGTATATTTTTCCAAGAAAAGGACAATACCATACGTTCCAATTCATTTCCTGGATTGGGAATTGGTGCTATAGTCATGAAGTCCAATAAGGGACCAGTAAACCAGAGGGTCCTTACTACTTCATATGACAATTTTACAGAAATTTATGGCCAACCTGAGAATCTAGACGATTACGGACATTTTGCTGCCGAGAACTATCTAGCAATCTCTAACCAGCTTTTGACTGTTAGAACCACAATGGGTGACGAAGGCTATGCCCAAGTCCAATATCCATATAGCGATGCAGACATTAAGGATGTCTATCGTTCAAAGGATACTGCAGAATTCAAGTTCATTGACAATGAAGACAACGCAAATCTTAAGTTGTTGGGTAACTTGAACGATGTTACACAGGTATCTGCTATATCTGGTCAAACTGGTAAGGAAGAATGGATTGTAGACCCAACTCTATCTTCTTTCCGGTGTATATCAGAGAGCTGGTTTTGGTACAATCGTTGACTTGATTAACGATAATCCACCTTCTGTTGCTGTGTTCAAGAATGTAGGCGATGAATCCAGTGACATTGATGCTGAAAACATCAAGAAGGACGAAGGTGTATATGTGGAATTTGCCACAAGCGTAAATGCCAAAGGTGCTGTTGGTAGATGGTTTGATGACTTGATCTTCACAAATTCTGCTTGGGAAAACAAGGAATTGCCAGTATCTTCAATTCAAGTATTTAAGACAAATGCTTTGATGTATGCTGATACAGCCACAAGTGGTATTTTGAGTGGTTATAAGACTGTATTTAGTATTCCTGCTGAAGATACATTGAATGGTGTAGGGACTACATTGACTGCTTATTATGACTCAAAATTTGCTGATACAATTGACTACAATGTTTCTGGTTCTCTCAGTTCCATTTCTTATAAGGAATTGATGAATGGAGATAATTTCTATAATCCTTCCGGCGCTGAATTGGTTAAACCTTCTGCTAAAGCATGGAAAATCCAGTTCCGTGATTGGGATGACTGTGTAAACAAGACATACTATACATTGGCTGATGATTTCAAGAATACTGTTGGCCAGGCTGTTGGTATTCAATACCGTGAATTTGGTATGAATACACTTCAAGAAGCAATGGCTGCAAAATACAACAATGAATTGTTGGATGAACCATTTGATGTCAAATTTACATCCATTACAGATCTCATTACTGACAAAGAAGGAAATCAAACTACATCTGGTTTTGATTTGGTAAATGAATTGGCAGATTCCTATGGTTGCGACCCATCTGAACTATTGACAGACAATAAGTATGGAAATAAGTATGGATTGCTTGAATACTATGATGTATGGGAAGGCATTCAGTTTGAATATGACGAAGATAACAATCCTGTCAAGATTCTCAATGAACCAGTAAGAAAGGTAATATACAAGACTGACTGGGATGCATTTACTGCAAAACATAATCTTAATAAATATGACGAAAAGTTGTTCTGGACTGTTGCTGAGAAAGATGCCAAGACACCAACAACCATGTCTGTCTACACATCTGACGAACCAAACCCAGTTGTAATTCCTTGGCAAGAAGGAATGGTCAATGATTCTGGAGAACCAGTCAACAAACTTGCTGCATTTGCTACATCCGAAATTCTCAATGGTGTAAACGAGAGATATAAGGATGGTTATACAGTTTCCATTGAATCTGACGATGAACCTGGTAATGGTGACGTTGAACAGTATGTTTCCAATAGAGCCAACCAGTTGATTATCACTTCAATTGGTCCTGGTGAATATGGTAATGACATTGGTGTGTCCATCATTACTACAGAATGTGCTGACATTCCTGCTCTCAACCATCAGAATGCTTTCAACTGGAAGTATCGTTATGATGACGAAGACAAGGTAGATAGTGATGAACAAATCGTACAAGACAACTTGACTTGGAAAAAGGTCTATCGTATCAACGTGTATGTAAAGCCAAAGGCCCAGACTGCTTCTGCTGCTTGGGGTACTGGTATGGATGCTTTGTTGAAAGATCCTGCTGAATCATGGTATGTTTCAAATGACCCAACAGCAAAGGATGCTGAAGGTAATTCCTTGTTCGCACCAAATGTAATCAATGGTCACTCTGAATACATCTATGTCTCCCGTAATTCAGTAAATGAAGCTAGAACTGGTGCTGGTACTTATGCTCAGCCACATCAGACCTATGCCATCTATGGATTGACCGGTGGTTCCAATTCAAAGAAGAACAATGTGACTGAAAAGATTGCTGGCTTGAAGCTCTACACAGATAGACAGAAAGCAGACTTTGACATCTTGTTCAATGTGGAAGCCATTGATACCTTCAATGGTAAACAGAGATACTCTGCACTACAACGCCGCATTGCTGAGATTGCTGCTTCTAGAACCATTGACATTGGTGTAGTCCAAGTCACTTCAAGAGAAGCAAAATCTGTAAAGAGAATGATTGGTGAAGCCAAAATGTTCTCCTTCAACAATGGTACTTATGTTGCTGAATATGCTGGATATGACAAGTATTATAATGGCACACTTGCATCTTGGATTTACTTACCCAAGTCTGTAGCTGGTGCTTGCCGTATGGCATACTGTGACATGGTAAGTTATCCTTGGATGGCACCTGCTGGTGTTCAGCGTGGTAACATTACATACACCAACGGTCCACTCACTCGTTTGACCGATGTAGAAATTGGTCAGTTGTATGACATCAACGTCAATACATCTAGAGATTGTGCTGGATTTGGTGAATGTCTATATGGTCAAAAGACGGCATTGAAGAAAGAATCTGCATTGAATAGAATCAATGTTCGTAGATGTTTGAACTACATTGAAAAGGTTCTTGAACAAATGATGTTGCCTTACTTGTTCCAGCAGAATACTGCCAATACAAGAAGTGCTGCAAGAAACTCTATTGATGCTTTCTTGAATCGTGTTCAAGCTGCCGATGGTGTAGAAACATATAGTCTTTCTGTTACACAAGATCCCGAAGATCCACATATTCTCAATGTGAACATTCGTATTGTTCCTGCTGAGGCTATTGAAGCTATCTTCGTTACCATCAATGTGGATAGAAATACTGGTGTTACTACTACTGAAACAATGTAATTAACACAATAAATTAAAATAAAACCCAGGACAACATCCTGGGTTTTTCCATATAAATAGAACATGAATAAAAGAGAAATTAAAACAAGAACAAAAGCACTCTACAAATCTGTAGAAGATGTTTTCAAGAACACATCCACTTTGAATTTGGCTTTGTACGAAAACTTGTTTGACGATAACTTCATAAAGATACTAGTATTGCTAATGGAATATTTCAAGTTGAAAAGAATTCCAAAACCTGTACTTGAAATCTGTATGGATTGTGATGAAATAGATGATGATGTCTACAATTCATTCTATAGCCATTGTCAGGAACTTTGGTTAAAGAAAGCCAATCAAGAAATCAAATATGCCATAAAAGAAATAGAACACATGAAGGACTAATCCAATAATGTCAATGTTTAACAACAATTACTTACAAGGAAAATTCAGACCAAAACATCCTGAAAAATGTCTGAACTACAATGGAAAAGTTGAAGGACATGAAATAACATTTAGATCTTCATATGAAAAGATAATGGCTAACTGGCTTGACTTGAACAACAACATTCTTGAATGGCGGATCAGAGATTATAGAGATTCCTTATTATTCAAACATTGACAACAAGCAACATCGCTATATTACTGATTTCGTATTTACTTGTAAGACCAGGAACAATACCATTGAGAAATGGTTAATTGAAGTAAAACCAGGAACACAAGTCCCAAAACTAGATGAATGTGGTAAAATAATCTTCCCAAAACTAGAACCTACAAAGAAGGGTAAGCTCAATCAGAATAGGATTGATAGATGGCAAGAATACTGCAATGTCCTTAAAAAGAACAAGGAAAAATGGGATTATGCACGTGATTGGTGCAGGAAGAACAATTATAAATTTAGAGTAGTGACAGAAGAAGAACTCGCTCTGAAATATAAATAATTTGTTGAACCTTTAAAGTGATTTTGATTCAAATAGTTTTCTTTTAAAGCAATTAGAGAGAACCTTATGAACAAATATCAGAAACAAAGAAAATTCACGCTTGATTCCATATCTGCAATGATAGAATATGCTGAATCAATCAACAAAGATAGGGAATCAATTGAATACCAATCAGCTTTGTCATCTTGGATGGAAAACAACTTCAATCTTTTCAAGGAAACTTGGGAACAAGAGAATGGCAAATTGGAGGACACAACATGTCCGATGAAGAATACGAAAAAATGAAACAGTTCATGACAGATCAAATCAAGGAAATTGAGATACACAAATGGCTGGAATCTGAAAAGGCCAACCGTGACTTGGGTGAAGATGCTGTCAAGGACTGGATTCAAAAACATGCTAAAGAATTTAGAAAGAAATGGGAGAAAGAAAATGGGAAAGAGAACATTGACAATTAGTATTTGTGGCGGTGGTGCTTTACGGAATTGGCCCTTTGGCCTTCCTGTGTAATCTAGAAAGTGATATAGGTAAAAAGATTTCTGATGTATCTTTTGCGTACTCAGGAACTTCTACTGGTGCCATCATCGCTGCTGGTCTAGCTGAACGGTTACTCTGCCCATGACTTGTTTGACCTCTATAAGAACAATCTTAAAAAGATCTTCACGAAATATCCTTGGTACAAGAGAATGACACCCAAATGCCCTACCTATGACAACTCAAACTTGAAGAAAATCCTTAAAGACAAGTTCAAAGGAAAATGTGGCGACTGGAAAAAACCAATCTTCATCCCTACTACTTGCATGAATGGCGAATCTGTAGAAAAAGTCTGGGACTTGCGGTGACAAGGATGTTGACAAATGGTTCGCAATCTTGACGAGTACTGCTGCACCAACTTATTTTGACTGTGTGTATGATGCACAAAAAAATTGCTATATTGATGGTGGTATGTGGAAAAATTCTCCAATTGATGTGCTGAATGCTGGCTTGTTGAAATCAGGTTGGTCTAACTACAAAGTACTCAATTTTGATACTGGCATGAATACTCCAAACACAGAAGAAGGAAACAAGACATTGGTTGGTTGGGCCGAATACTTGATTTCAGACTGGATTGCTAGGACAAGCTATTCTGGCGTGTATGAAGTAAAATCCATAATTGGTGACAAGAATGTCTATCACGCAAGTCCATACAACAAGAAGAAAATCAAGATGGATAAGACCGATGATGATACCATCAATGAAGTAATTGACATTTGGAATAATTATTACTTCTCAAAAAGAAAAGAAATCCTTGATTTTATGAAAATCTAATAAGGACAGATAGGAACAATTCTCGCCTATTTGAGGGATTGTTGGTAGCGGTCCCTCTAACTTATTATAAATAGTTTTGTGGTACTACCAAGGCCACGTTAAATAAATTAAGGAGAATGATTATGAAAATAGAATATATTAATAAATGTGCTATATGTGGATTTAATGTTCGTAATTCTTTGGGTGTACACATACATTTTAAACACCCAGAAATAACAGCAGAAGAATATTATAATACTTATGTTAATCCAGGTAATAATGAAGGTAAATGTGAACAATGTGGAAAACCTACAAAATATAGAGATTTAAAACGAGGATATTTTAAATATTGTTGTGAAGAATGTAGAATAAAACATTGGACTGAATACAATAAAGAACTTCATAAAAATCATAAATCTAAAAAACAATTGGAACGAGAAGATGTAGAAAAAAACGGTAAATATGTTTGTAAAATCTGCGGTAAAAGAACTAATAGACTAGGTATGCATCTTAGAAATCAACATAATATATTTGAAAATAATCATAAAGAATACTATGATAAGTTTTTAAAGAAGCCAAATGAAGGATATTGTGCTGTTTGTGGTAAAGAAACCGCTTATCAAAGTGTACTAATTGGATATAAAAAGTTTTGCTGTGCTTCATGTGCTATGAAATCTGAAGAAACACTGAAAAAAATGAGAGATACTTTTATGAAAAATCAAAATATTGAAGGTGAATACACTATTGAAGAATATAAAGAAGCAAGGCAAAAACACATTTTAGAAAAAGATCCAGATTTTTATAAAAAGATGGGTAAGAAAGTACATGAATCATTTAAACGAAATACTGGGTTAAATTCTACATTTCAACTTGAGAAAACGAAAGAAAGTGCAAAAAAGACGAATCTTGAAAGACATGGAGTAGAACATTGGACTAATAGAGAAAAATGTAAACAGACTATGTTAAATAAAACTGGTTATGAATATGCTTTTCAAGTACCAGAAATAAAAGAAAAAATGGAAGAAAAATCATTAAAAGAACATGGCCAAAAATTATGGACTAATAGAGAAAAATGTAAACAAACCATGTTAGAAAATACAGGGCATGAATATCTATTTCAAACTCAAAATTTTAATGATAAAGTTAAAGAAAAATGTTTAAAAAATCATGGTGTAGAATACAACTGTCAAAGACCTGAAGTCATAGAAAAAATAAAGCAATCTTGTATAGATAGTTTTGGATATAGCAATCCGATGAAATGCCCTGAAATTAGAAATAAAACAAAGAAGAAATTTAAATATAAAAACTTGAATTTTGATAGTGGTTTTGAATTGGTGTACTATATCTGGCTGAAAGACCATAATATAGAATTTGAATATCAACCAAATACTACTTTTAAATACGAATATCAAGGTAAAACTTATGATTATTGTCCTGATTTTTTAATTAATGGCGAATATATTGAATTAAAAGGACTTCAGTTTTTTAAAAATAAAGATAATAATGATGTTATGATCTGCCCTTATAAACACAAAAACGATACAGAAGAAACTATAGAATGGCGAAATGGACTATATGAAGCAAAACACCAGTGTATGTTGAAAAATGGTGTTAAAATTATAACAGACTTGCCAGAATGTTATGATTATATTAACAAAAAATATGGAAGAAATTATATAAATCAGTTTAAAAATGGCTAAAATTATAAATACATTAATAGAATACACTCAAAATGAGGTTTAAATTATGGCAGAAATCAAAAAGCTTTTTAATGAACAATGTTTGAATGAAGCAACAACAGAACTCATTGAAGAATCCGCAACAGGCCAAAAGAGGCTCTATATTAGCCGGGGTCTTCATGGGGGCCAACAAAAAGAACAGAAATGGTAGAATTTATCCAAGAGAATTGATTGAAAGAGAAGTAAAAAACTACCAAGCACTGATTGAAAGCAGAGAAGCACTTGGAGAGCTTTCGCACCCCACATCACGGTGAAATTAATCCAGACAGAGCGGCCATTCTTGTTGAAGATCTACACATGGATGGTGATTTTGCTATGGGTAAAGCCAAAGTACTTTCTACACCTTGTGGTAAAATTTTGGAAGCACTGTTGACTGATGGTGTTCGTATGGGAGTTTCTTCCCGTGGTACTGGTAATCTTCTTGAAGGAAATGTTGTGGCAGACGATTATCATATGATATGCTGTGATGTAGTTTATCTGCCCTCATGTGCTGAAGCTTATCAAGACGCAATGTATGAGTCCGTACAGCGTACCACGGAATGGGTGTTAAATGAATCTCTAGGTCTCTATGTTGAAAGAGAAGTAGAAGGAACCAAAGTTGACAATGCCAATACAATGGTGAATGACATCCAGGTTACTTCTCCAGAGAAGGCCGAACAAATCGTTCGTGCTACAGAAGAATTCAACAAGAAGATTGACCGCAAGGGTTCAAGAGAAATAAAGAAGGCTTTCCAAGAGTGGTTTAAGACACTTTAATTTTGTCAGGAGAACAATATGTACGGTGATTGGAGAAAAGATTGTTGGTATCTAGTTGGTATTGATGAAGAAGGCGATTGGACTTTCTATATCAAAGACAAATTTGGCATTACTGATTTTAAAGAACATGCTACCTGTTTTAAAAGTCCATTAGAAGCAAAAGCAGCTAAAGCATGGCTTGAATCAGAATTAGAGAAGCTCGGTTATCCAGAGGATGAGAATGTAAATTCTGTTGAAAAATGGATTGTAGCATACTATGATGAGAAATCTGGATGTTTATTTGATGCTGTTACTGACAAGTATTTATTTAATTACGATGGTAAAGATGAACCTGAAGAATTAGAAGAAGCAACTTCATTATTGGAAAGCGCTGGCTACAGAGTTGTTCGCAATGAAGTACTGAATGAAGCCATAAACAATCCTGATGACCCCGCAACAAATAAACAGTTATGGGCATTGTTCTGTATCTACAAGAAAGACTTCCGTAATCAGGGCTTGACAAAGGGTGAAGCTAGTGAACTCATTAAGAAGGGTGCTAATGAAAGACCTGCTAAATCTTCTGGCAAATCTTTGGATGCTAAAATTTGTGAACACATTGAAACAGTCTTAAAACCAAAACTTGACAAGAAAATGGAAGCTGCTTTTGGTAACCAGTCTGTTGTTGGTGATGCCGACTTGGAAGGTAATTTAATTCCTGGTCGCAAGAGATACAAATTCTTCGGTGGTGGTTGTGGTTTCGCTTGGATAAAGTATGACAAGCGTAATAAGAAACTCGGTGAAGTAACCGACAGATATATTGACATCTACAAAGACAAATACTGGGATAAGTATTGTAAAGAATACATTAGAAAGTTCAAAGAAAAAGAAATGGGTGCTGTTCTCTCACAAGATTTGGATGTTCAATACACAATTAAACAAGCGGCACTTGATTTTGCTGAATCTATCGGTATTAACATAGGTAAAGCTTATGTAGATGGGAGATTAGACTAATGATAAATGAAAACACAACATTCAAACAATACCTTAGAGAATCCGGCTACTCTTTAATGCAGTATCAGGAAGAAGTTTATAATACTTGTTTGGCAAAAAGTTCCAAATATAAAAACATTGACCTTTATTTTCAGGATGAAATAGAACAAGGTTTTAATGATAATGCTTCCATTGAAGATACTGCTAATACAATTTGCGAAAAATTTGATGATTTCTTTGATAAGACAAATGTTGAAGAAGAAGACGAAGAATACACTCCTGAACAATTACAAGCTTTTGCCGATTATCCACAGGATAGTTTTGACGAAGATGTAAATGAAAGTACAGAAACTGAAACTAAAGACGATGGAATGTCTGATGGTGAATCCTATACTCAGTGGAAAGAAAATGTCTTTAAGTATCTTGACAAACGAATTGAAACTGATAAGATAAAAGAATTGGGTACTTATATTAAGGACTTTATTAAACAGGAATATGACAATGGAGAACCTTCTTGGTTTAATGTTGCCGAAAGTGTAGTAAACTATGCTAGAACAAATTACCCACAGGCAGTAAAACCTCGTGAAAGTAATGCTTTCTCTATTACAGAAAATAAAGTAAATGAAGCTCGTTTATCAAATAAACAAAAAGCATTAGCCGAATTAGAAGAATACTTTGGTATATCTGCTGATGGTGATACAATTTATACTGATGGTATTACAAGAGATGATGAAATTGAAATCGGCAATATCTGTGCTAAGTATAATGTTGATTTTGCTTTAGGTTCAAAACACGTTACTGTTGGATAATACATAATCTAATTAGACTGACACAATAACTAAGTTCAAAATTTTTAAAAATGTTTATTATACATAAACTATTATTCTAAATTTAACATACCAAAAACAAATTTGTGAGGTGAAATAATATGATAGATAGAGATACATTAAGAACTGCTCGTAGAACAGTTGAAAGAAATGGTTATACAGTCCTTCCACCTAGAGATAGAGATGAAAGAGATTTGAACCGTTTCCGCACCCGTAGAGAAGTGGAAAAAGAAGGTAACGATGATTATCGCCCAGCTCGTCCAGCACCACGATTCCGTGATACTGTAGCAGAAGACGAACAACCACGCCGCTTTAAGCCACTCCGCCAGCGTGAATATGACGATGATGATTATGAGCCGAGAAGAACAGCTCGTTCTTCTCGTAAGGTTGAAGATGACTATGATGACGAACCACGTCGTCCAGCTCAGCGTCCAACCCGTTCTTATCGTGAAGATGATTACGATTATGAACCACGCAGACCTGCTCGTCCAGCTCGTAGAGAAATGAACGATGACGAAAAGTTGGGTGCAGCTATTCGTACAGCAGAAGAAAATGGATTTACTATTCGTAAGATGTCAAAACTTGACCAGGCTAAACAAGTAGCCCGTGACAATGGTTTTGAAGTTCGTAGAGCAGATGACGATGACGATGCTCCACGTAGACCAACTCGTCGCCCTGTTGATGCCACAGTAGATGGTGGTAACGATAGACCTGCCCGTACCGTTCCAGGACGTGCCCAGAGACCATTGGTTCGCCCAAAGACAAACCCAAATGTCAATGATGGTATTCGCACACGTACTGCGCCAGACACGGAGATTAAGGGTAATGTAGATAATACAGCTACCCAAACACAGGAACCAGCTCCAGCTGCAGCTACAACAGAAACTCCTGCTGAACCACCAAAGAAGCCAACATACGCAGACGATTTTATGGACCGTGCTGCTCGTTTCTTCGGCGAAGACGAATAATAAGTTCAAATAAACTAATAAAAAATTGAAAGGACCCTCGCAAGTGGGTCCTTTTTCTATATTTGGTAAAATTATAAATACTAATACCAATTTAGAGAAAAACAAAAATTTGATTTGAGTTTATTAAGTAGGTTATAAAAAGAGGTTATATGAAAATAAGAAAGCGTAATGGTTCGGAAGTTACTTTCAACCGACAGAATATCGTAGAGGCTATATCAAGAGCGAATGAAAAAGTTAGAATTGACGAAAGACTAACTGTTCAGGAAATCAAAGATATAGCCAAAGCTATTGAAGATACTTGTAAAGTTTCACCTGTTGCTATTGGATATAAAGACATCCAAAAGATGGTAGAAACCGCAATTATGAAAGCTGGTAAATACGAAGTCGCTACTGAATATATTACATTCCGTTATCAAAAGGCACTTGAAGAAAGAAAGAACACTATTGATGACCGAGTATTGTCATTGTTGAATGGTGAAAACGAAGACATCCAACAGGAAAATGCTAATAAGAATCCTAACATTGTAAGCACAATGCGTGATTATATGGCTGGCGAAGTTTCTAAGGATATATCCCAGCGTTATTTAATTCCAAGCGACATTTACGATGCTCACAAAGAAGGTATTATCCATTTTCACGATATGGACTACTTCGCTATGCCAATCCACAACTGCTGCTTGATTAACTTGGATGATATGCTTCAAAATGGTACTATCATTTCCGGTACACAAATTGACAAACCACACACATTTAGAAATGCTTGTAACATCGCTTCTCAAATTGTAGCACAAGTTGCAAGTTCTCAGTATGGTGGTCAGACTATCACAGCATCTCATTTGTCTAAGTTCATCAATGTAGCAAGAGAATACTTCAAGAAAGAATACCCAACATTGACTGATGCCCAAATTGAAGACTTGGTTAAGAAGGACATTCGTGATGGTGTTCAAACTCTCCAGTATCAAATCCTCACATTACAGACCACTAACGGTCAAACTCCTTTCGTTTCTGTTTGCTTGTATTTGAATGAAGCAGAAAATGAAGAAGAAAAAGAAAATCTTGCTTTGGTAATTGAAGAAATCCTCAAGCAGAGAATCAAAGGTGTTAAGAACGAAAATGGTCAGTACTATGCTAACCCATTCCCAAAACTCTTGTATGTACTTGAAGAAGATAACATTCACGAAGGCGACAAGTATTATTACTTAACTAAACTTGCTGCTGAATGTACAACAAAGAGAATGGTTCCAGACTACATTTCCGAAAAGGTTATGAAGAAACTTAAGGTCAGTAAGAAGGGTGAAGAAGGCGATTGTTATCCTTGTATGGGTTGCCGTTCATTCTTGACTCCATATCGTGACCCTAAGACAAAGAAGCCAAAGTATTACGGTAGATTTAACCAGGGTGTTGTTACCATTAACTTGCCAGATGTTGCTCTCAGTGCTAAAGGAGATATGGAAAAGTTCTGGTGGATTTTGGAACAACGTTTGGAATTGTGCCATAGAGCATTGAGACTTCGTCACGAACACTTGCGTGGTGTTAAGTCCGACGTAGCCCCTATCCTTTGGCAGAATGGTGCTTTCGCTCGCTTGAAGAAGGGTGAAACCATTGACAAGTTACTTTATAATGGCTACTCAACAATTTCACTTGGTTATGCTGGCCTTTACGAAACAGTTAAGGTTTTGATTGGTAAGTCCATTACTGACGATGAAGGTATGGAACTCGGCAAGAAGATTATGCAGAAACTTAATGACAAGTGCCGCGATTGGAAGACTGTAGAAAAGATTGACTACTCTGTTTATGGAACACCTATTGAAAACACCACAGAAAAGTTCGCTAAGTGTCTCCAGCGTAGATTCGGTACTATTCCTGGTATCACAGACAGAAACTATGTAACCAACAGCTACCACGTTCCAGTCTTTGAAAAGATTGATGCTTTCAAGAAGATTGACATTGAAGCAGAATTACAGAAACTTTCTCCAGGTGGTGCTATTTCTTACATTGAAACTCCAAATATGGAAAACAATGTTGATGCTATCTTGTCAGTAATCAAGTACATTTATGACAACATTATGTACTGCGAAATTAACGCAGAACTTGATTGGTGTCACTGTTGTGGTTCCACAGGCACAATTAAGATGATTCGTAATGAAGATGGTAAATTCATTTGGCATTGTGAACAATGTGGTAATGAAGACATTAGCAGAATGAACGTCGTGCGTAGAATCTGTGGATATTTAGGTTCAGCTAATGCGATGAGCCAAGGCCGTATGGGTGATATACATGACCGAGTCAAACATATCTAAAGGACAGCACAGTTTCTAATCCTGTGTTGAAGGGGTGTTCCCGCACCCCTTCTTACTTTATAAATAGTTTAGACCAACGGGAATTGGTCTTTAAATAAATGGAGATTAGATATGATTTGTAAAATTTGTGGCAAAGAGTGCTGCGATAAATTAAATAGTTTTGGGTATCATTTAAGTATGACCCATAAAATAAAATATAAAAATTATTATGACAAGTATCTTAAAAAAGATAATGAAGGTATTTGTCCTATTTGTGGAAAACCTACTTCTTGGAGAGGCAATCACTATTTAATATGTTGTTCAAATAGATGTGGAACGATATATTCGCAGGATAAGCGTGAACAAACTATGATTAAAAGATATGGTGGTAAAACCACATTGGAATCGCCATCATTATCTAAAACAATGCGAAAAACTTGTAAAGATTTATATGATGATGAAAATCCAGGTAGATATGGTGGTGAACTATTTGAAAATGCGATGTTAGAAAAATATGGTGTTAAATCTTTTCTTGAAACTTATACAGACGAACAGAAAACTGAATACGGCAGAATGGGTCATACAAAAGAAGCGGAAGAAAAATATAAACAAACTATGAAATATACTTATGGTTGTGAACATCCAATGTTAGACCACGAAACTTTCAAGAAAATGAGAAGAAAATATAAGTATGATAATTTAACTTTTGATTCAAAATGGGAGATAGTTTATTATATTTGGCTAAAAGACCATAATATAACTTTTGATTACCAACCTGATATATGTTATGATTTTGATTTTAATGGAAAAACTTTTCATTATAGACCAGATTTTAAAATTGGTGATGAAATAATAGAAATAAAAGGACTACAATTTTTTGAAAATAAAAATCCAAATGGTAAAATGTTATGCCCATATAAAAAGAAAACTGATACTGTTGAAATAATACAAGAAAGGAATAATTTGTATGAAGCAAAACATCAGTGTATGATTAAGAATAATGTAAAAATCATAACAGATTGTAGTTTATATGAGAAATATGTAAATGAAACTTATGGTAAATCGTATATAAATGAATTTAACAGGAAATAATATGAAATACGGAAATATAAAATTTATAGATAGTGCTGATGGTGTTGGTGTAAGGGTTTCTTTATTCGTATCTGGCTGTCGCAACCATTGTAAAGGTTGTTTCAATGAAGCAACTTGGGACTTTAATTATGGCGAAGAATTTACTCCAATTCAGGAGAATGAAATTATTGAAGCGTGTAAGAAATCATACATTTCAGGTCTAACTATTCTTGGAGGCGAACCTATGGAAGAAGAAAACCAAACTGCACTATTACCATTTATTAAGAAGTTCAAGGAAGAATGTCCTGACAAAACATTGTGGATGTTTACAGGATATGTTTACGAAAAGGACTTGGTAAATGGTGGCAAGAAATGTTTAGAAAATGTTACAAACGAGATACTAGACGCAGTTGATGTTTTGGTGGATGGTCCTTTCATTTTGGAACAGAAAGATTTGACCTTAGCATTTAGAGGTTCCAGGAATCAACGATTACTGACCAGAGAAGACAGAAAATCCTTAGTTGGGTAAACATACTAACAACCTATAAACCGAGCTGCCTGGGGTGTTTCCTGGGCAGCTTTCGCATTCCATAAATATACTATGGATATAAACGAATTGAGAGATAAATGGCAGGAGTTTTTGGCAACAAGTATATCTGCGAAATATGGGACTGTCAATAAAGACGAATTAGCCAAACAGATAGAAGAATTTGACCGATTTTGGGAGGAATACAAAAATGAACAATCCCGAAATAGAACAGGAAATCCTGGAGAAACTGAAGAAACTAGGATTTAAATGTATTCTAGGTGGCAAACGATACTCGGGAAATGACGAATACCATAACTGGTATATGGTGGGTCTGAATGATACTGCCATTTTTGGCGAGTTGGAATTTTCCGCAAATCCTATATGGCGAATAAATTGGTGGCACGAAGGAAAGTATCATAGAGATACTGGTTTTATCTTGACTGGTTTTAATCGTTTCATTAACCACATTTATGACGATTGTATTCCTGGTTTCAAACACAAGAAACTAGACGAAAAACTAAAAGAGATGAACGAAGATTTTATCTAAACTTAGCAGAAAGTCATAAATAGTAGTAGAGAGGTTTTTAAATGCTAGTAAGTGGTGGAAAAATAATTGCTATTGATGGTGTTAATACAACCAGTGCCACATTGTCTGGTGATGGTGTATTCACTCCACTGGGTGTTAATACAGATAATGTTGCTACAAAGAAATTCGTTACAGACAATTTGAATACTGTTAGTTCTAAACTAACAAATACAGATAATTATTTGTCTGCCGCTATTGATTATGTATCTGCTAATGCTGGTAAAACATATAAACCAGGTGCTGGTATTGAGATTGACAATAATAATGTTGTTAGTATCAGTTCAGATTATATTGATGCCATTACAAGTGTAAGTGCTATTAAAGGCACAATAATTAGTGGTGATAGTAATTTTAATATTACATCGGCTAATAGTGGCAATAATATATTATGGAATTTGGAATTGACTTCTCAACCAGTTGTAACAGATACAACATTGAGTGGCTATAATGGTATTATTGCCAGAAAAGATTCTACTGTTTCTAGTCAGTGGAATGTTGGACTTGATGGTACATATAAATCTGCCATTGAACAAGTTAGTGGAAAACTTGATAAATCCGACAGTGCTAAATTCTATCCAATAACAAATCCAAGTGGATTTATCACTGGTATTCCTACAAGTTCTAATTGGGATAGTGTTTATTCAACTGTAAACACTAACAGTGGAACTTGGAAAGATGTTACTTCTAAAGCAGACCAGACAGATTTGGAAACATTGAGTAGTAATGTTGAACATATAAGTGCTGATGTAGAAACAATTAGTTCTAACTTAGACAATAAATTAAATAAAAATGATTTTACCGCTTGGTCTGCTAACATTGATACAGCATTTTATTCTGCTGGTGAAGGTCTAGCATTAAATAATCACACATTCTCAATTAGTGCTAAGTATCTTTCTGCTAATGCACTTGACAATTTAAGTGGTAATTGGAACAGTGTTTATGATACTGTATCTTCTAACAGTGCTAATTGGAATAATCTAACTGCTATCAATACATTTAGTTCTATTGGTGGTGTTTCAGCTAGAAATAGTGCTGACGAATTATTGTTTGAACCAGGCGATAATGTTTCTATCACTACAGCTAATAATACCATAACTTTCTCTGCTAAAGATACAACTTATGACGAAAATGATTTTATTAGTGCTTCTCATTTAGATAACATTGGAAGTGTAAGTTCTAATGTAACAAGCAACTCTGCTGATTGGACATCCGCAGCTAGAGCATTAGAAGCTAGTGCTGATAAATGGAACACAACACACGAACAATTCAACACAAGTTCTGTAAAATGGAATGAACTTTATGACGAATATCAAGTTAGTTCTAAACTATGGAATGATACCACAGATGCAGTAAACACATTTAGTGGTGATTGGAATGAAGTTTCTGCTAAAGCAAATTCTGATGATTTGGAAGAATTGAGTGGTAAGGTTAAAACACTCAGTGGCGAATTAAAAACAGCTAGTGCTTTCATTGAAGACCAAATTGATGTTTTGTCCGGTGCTATTGATGGTATAAACTATGATTTGAATTTCATTAGTGGCACAGTTGATAAAAAACTAGATATAAGTGCATTTGATAGTTATTCTGCAAATGTTAGTGCTGAATTTTCTGCTACTTCTGCTTGGGCACTTGATACATTCTTCAAAACCAGCGAATACTTCTACGCTGTTTCAGGCACAGATAGTTCTTCTGAATATTTTAATTGGTCAGGAGATACATTGAGTGCAAGCTGGAAGGTCAAGCATTTTAATCTATCGTTCAATTATGCCGTAAAGCCAGTTAGTGCTTGTCCTGATTTTATATATCGTTCACAAATGCAAGTTGGAAATACAATTATTGATGATAGACATTATATAGAAGGCTATTCAGATACAGTAAACTACAATGTCAGCTATAACATATATAACGCCGACAATAAAACCTATAAGTTTACATTTAGTGCAGACGATAAGTTAAATCTTGAAAATCTTCATATCAGTTGTATCGGTTTTATTAACCCAAGAACTTTGAACGGAAACCTAGGATTTGTAGAAGACGGTACTTCCGGTAATTTTGTTGATAGTCAGGGTAATAAGTTTATATTCGTAGAAAAATTGCCAGTAGGATAAGGAATTTAACATGAAAGCAAGAGATTCAATTTATAACGTCGGAAATGACTACCCACAATTTATTAGTATATACTATAATCCGACACCAACTCCGCCTGAACCTACACCTCCGGAACCGACACCGCCTGAACCTATTCCTGTGAGTGGAGAATTTATTTATGTAGAGAACGGAATTTCGGGTAGGATAGTAGATGATAAAGGGAACACTATTGTTTATAAAGAATATTTGAATCAATAAACACACAAAATTATAAATAATATAAAAATAGGAGAATGTATGGATAAAAGATTTTCAGAATTAACGAACAATGCTACCGACTTCGCTAATGACGACGTTATTG